GAGGTTAGAGATGTCCTCGTTGACGATAAATCTTCCTTCAAGTATAGTTGTAGAGACATCACCAACTATTTGCTGGATGTCATACACATATCTCCCAGGCGCAATCCTAGCCATGATGGTGTCCGAAGCAGAGAAGGTGGCGTTGCCGCTGTCATCAATCGTAACGGTGAAGTTGTTGGCTCCTACGTCTGTTACAGCTGACTTACCCTTGGAGGCCGTGCCAAGAATAAGCTTGCGGCTTCTATTTGCACCAGACCTACGACCCCTAACCTGCATTAAAAACTCGTAGCCAGATGTGCTAAGAGTCAGCGCCGTGCCAGCAGAATCTTTTAGCAACAGGCCTAAGTTAAAAGTATCACCTTTCTTACAGGTAATATCTAACTTCTCTGATACATCTAGGTTTAGTTTACTAGCCATTGTTATAACATTTCACTTATATCAAATCCTGCTTCAGCCTCTTCCAGTTCACCCCTATCGCCTTTTCTTTGTGAGATAAGCTTAGACTGCTTGGCAGCTTGCTTGTCCACCCTATCGTCCTTTCTATCTTCTTTTAACACTTCTATTTTCTCCTTAAATTCTTGATCATCTGTCTTGAATCCAAGAGTAGCCTGCGCTCTAATAAGCTCTATTTCTTTTCTAAACTCATGCTTAACCCCTTCAAGCTGAGCCTCAAGTTGATTCTTCATTTGCATCTCCTGAGACTTCAGTTGAGCCTCCATCTGCATCTCCTGTTGTCTAGCTTGGCTAGCTGACATAGCCGCCTGCTGCGCCTGTTGAGCCTGCATCTGAGAATTTTGCATAGCCATCTGCTGTTGCTCCTTCATTCTCTTCTTTCTCCTAACAATCAAAAGACGCTCTGCTTGATTGATATCCTTAAGATCTCTAATCGCTATCGCATCCTCAAGGTCAATTTCTTTTTGACTAAGGGCCACTTGAATGTTTTGTTCCAGATACTGCTTCTCCTCATCCTCCATCTCTTTGTAAACTTGCACCCCAAAATTATACATGGGCAAATCACTAAAAGATGAAAGGACTTTCATGTTGGTGTCCCCAATAGCGTTTTGGTAAACCTTCATGAGCACAGAATCATCTGGGATGATTTGAATGCACTTAACTATATCCTGACAAACTTTTTTAAACAACATCATAGCTGCGTTGGTGATGTCGTAGATAGCATTGTTTCCTGCAGCGATAGCCTGTTGTCTTACACCAACCAAAGAGTCTCCCTTAGGAGAGCTTGCATCCATGGCTTCGTTGATTCCAGTGGTGTCTCTAATCAACCTGAGGTAGTGATTATACAAACCAATAAGCTCGTTGATGTTTCTAATACTGTTGCCTATCTCACGAACTGGAGGGTTTTGAAATCCACCCTCTGGATTTTTGCTTCTGTAATAGAAGACACCAGTCTGCTCATAAATGTCATGCAGCTCTAAGGGCTGAAGCTCACCACCTTTTCCGAGCTGTACATTTTCCAGACCTTCAATATCGATAATCAGGCCGTCAGGCTTAGCTTTAGCAATAGCCTGCTGGAGCTTAAGATGTGTGATCTGCAACATATCTGCAAAGCCAACACAGCTGTCAACCATAGACTTAGGCATATTGTCCATCAAGTTGGTTGCCACAGGAGAATATGACAGCCTGCACTTAGACAAGTCGTGAATGTTCTTGGGTACATTAGCCACTTTCCCGTAGTTGAGAATGTAGTTGGTCCCCATAACATACATCCCTCCATACAGCATCTCCATCTCCATCTTATGAGGCTTTCTCTCAAACACAGATCCTTGACGCTCCTTGAACTCAAAACCTTGGAAAAAGAATCCTACATTACCATGACGGTTTTCTTTTTCTTCAAAGTGCATGCAATCAACAGATATAAACTCAAAGTCCATGACTTGCACCATGTATTGACTGTAGTCTCTACTTGAGTTGTAATCTCTGTAGTCATTGTACGGGGCGTACTTGTCAGCTTTCTTTGATGCAACCTTCAATATCTTTTGAAGATCCTCGTCAGACAGTTCGTTTCCAGCCAACCTTTTCAACTCACTAACTGTGATTTCCTTTATGTGTCCAGCATAGACAATGTCCTCAAAAAACGGGTCTTCTGTATACCCGTGAATAAACATGGCTGGATCTACATACTCGGTCTTGATACCATAGTTGGGATCGTTGTTTCTTTTAACAACAGCCATACCAAGCGCAGCAAGATCATTAACACACCGCCTGTATGTGCCATCGTTGAAGTTGTTCCATGACAAGGTCATGTTTGTTGCAACCTGGGCTGCAATTTCAGCATCAGTCTTAATGTTTGTTTCCAAAAAGATATCTGCCTCTTCAAGAGAGTCTGGAAGCTGATCGGGATCTACATCCAGCATCAGTCCACCAGTTTGTTCTTTTAGATCTTGTAGATCTTTTTTTATAGCGACCTGAGTTCTAATTCTCTGCTTCTGTTTGTTTTTTTCAGAAGAAGACAATGGATCAACTGCCTCAAGATTTGGATAAGGATTCCTAGATAGAATCTTATTGACTACAATCCGAACGAACTTTGGAAGGATGGGGACAGGGGTATAGTCCAGGTTCAACAAGCTTCCGTCACCATCGTTAGGATTTAAAGAAGTTAAAAGCTTCTTATAGATCGTGGTGTCCTGAGTCCCGTTGGCGTAGTGCCTGTTCCTGTTAAAAACTTCATTCCTGCTACCGTACAAAGAGCTCTTGTCGGTCATCTTTCCCCACTGGCTCTCAATGGCTTTTGCATACTGCAACCCGTAAGCCTTATCCTCTTTTTCTAAAGAACTGGCAAGGGGGTCTGGGAACCCAGACTTAGAGCTCTTGTTGTTGTACATTTACAGCTGATTTAATGCAAATATAGGAAATCATCCGCGTACCTTATATCTGCGGAAAAACAGCTTCTCATCAAGCTTAGATTTTTTGATTTTAGATCTAACCTTTTGAGCAGCAAGCAAGCACAGCCCCGAACTGATTGTAAGGTCAAACTTAGTTCGGTCGTTAACTTTGAATCCTATCCAGTCTTCTAGAGTTCTGTTAAAATACATCTTACCGTACTCACCAGTTTCTCTGTTGATGCCAACGTGATTGTGTATGTAATCCTCAATGGCATGAGCATGAGCCTGTATAACATCTTGTGAGTTAGAAGGGATGCCTTTCGTCTTGACATTTACTTTGGCATTAGCGCTCATCAAATGACGAGGCCTATCCATTAAGTATCCATCATAACCCCTTGATTCAAAGTGTCTTGCGATACCGTATTTGTTGTTCTCAATTAACAATGGGTACCCGTAAAACACAGCTGCCATCAAACAGTCTTCATAGAATATTTTAGCAAGAGGGGGGCGAGACGCATACTCCAGCACAAACATGTTCGGAGGATGCTGCATGTTAAACTTGTTGTACAGGTGAAGCGCCCCTTTGGACCCACGACCATCAACAGTAGCATCAAGGTCATAAGAGTCAACCCCACCAACACCCAGCTCTGCATTAGGTGCAATCCGTTTGTTTCTATCAAACTTCTTTTGGTTCCTTAGCTCTACTGGAGGCATCCATGCTATTCTAAACCTACCAGATGCATCAGGTTTAAATACAACCTCTGTGTCTTGCACGCCGTCCTTCCAAACAAAGTTGCCAACGACCACAGGGTTGGGGAACAACTCGTCGTTGTATTGAACTTGCTCATAGATGTGGCCCACGTTAAATAGACTGCCATCAATACTATCACGAAAGGCCTCGTCTTCTGTAAACGGAAACTGCCTTACGACTTCGTTCAGCTCTGATGCGTCATTCTTTAGGTTCTCTCTTTCGTTTTTCAGGTAAGTCTTAGAACCAAAAACAATGTCCTCACCATCTATGCCAGCTACGATCTCATCTGGGTCAGAGTGTATGGCGCGACCATGCTTGTCAAAAAACCCCTCAAGAGAATCATAAGCAGGTATAAATAGTCTATACAAACCACTTCTGGTCCTACCGTTTTTGTTTCTTTCTTCAGGATTAGAATCTCTCCAAAGATCTTTGTACTCTTTTCCACCCTTGTCCATAGGGTTGACGGTGCTGCCCACCATAGCCTTACCTACTATCCTTCTACCTACGATAAGACAGGTTCGCTGTATGCGCCAGGCATCCCTAATGTCTGTAGGCTTCTCCCACTTGCCAGCCTCATCAAGATACAGAAGATGTAGCTTCTCCCCATCGTATGCGTTGTTGGTGGTATTCTTCCAGTTGATTACCGTATTAAGAGCCTCGCCCGTCTGCGTAGTCTTATTATTCTTCGTGATTCTCTTAGACGGCTCGCGAAAAGCCAGCTCCATGCGCGGATTGGTCGTTCCATCTTGAATGGGTTTAAAGAAGAAGGGGTAGTGCCTAAACATGTAGACTACCTTCTTCATAAATATATTTTCTTGAGCGTCCTTACCAGTCTTTGACTGAATACCAAGGAGTTTGTCCTTGACCTGGGTCGCCTCATCTAGAAGCACAGACGAGCAGATATTGGTGTACCCGCTACGCCTGCACTTAGTGTATAGCTGCCCGATACATCGGGAGTCCGCCTCACACGCTGCTAAATGTACGAAAATATTTTTTTGAAACTCTAGATAGTCTGGATACCCGATATCCATTCGGGTCCATTGAAGCATCATGTAGTGCCGACCCGTAATATACGTAGGTGCACCGTCGTTATAGAACCAAAAGCCTTCACGCCTACGTCGAAACTCCTCTTCGATATATGGACGAAACTTTTCTCGAAACTCTCTGGGGGTCTCGGCCCACTCATCCATGCTCTTAACCCTAGACAGCTCCTCTGGCATAGGTTTCCTCTGCCACAGCTGCATGTGCTTTGGCTTGCCATATCCTTCAATTTCCTTCTTGGCAGGCTGAGCGGGAAGTGCAATGTGTAAATCACCAACTGAAACAACTTCACCTTTCGTACCGTTGGGGCAAATTGAGATAACATCCTCATCATGGTTATCTGCCTTGACCAGCATACTTCTTCTTGTAGTTCTTAGAAGCCTTAGTCTTAGAGGTTTTGGTTTTAGCGTGAACCCCCTTTCGACGAACTCTTTTCTTTTCGTATGTAGATACTTGTACTTTAGCCATTGTATTAAATTTTGTACGCCCGACAGGATTCGAACCTGTGACCGTCTGCTTAGAAGGCAGATGCTCTATCCAACTGAGCTACGAGCGCATGTCCGCGAAGTGGGACTTGAACCCACATGTAACCAGTTACTCTTTCTACAAGGTATAAGCTTGAGGAGATACTCGCGGCTAGTCTTCGAACTCATCGTTCCAAGATTCCTCCCAGAACTTAAAATCTATTCTGTTGTATTGCCACACTATTTTTTTCCAGTCACTTTGAATATCTTTCGGCGAATCCACCTGAGTAGTCTTTGGTTTCTTCGATTGATCCATTGCTGCTTAGGTCTTTGATCATTTGCTCCAGGCGCTGTCTTTCAACGAGGAGCTCTTTGCAATCCGTAGCTGTCTGTTTAATAGACTGAAGCTCTGCCTTGCGTGCGCTACCGTTGATCTCTGGATCAACAGGCTTTTTGATTTCGTCTATCATATTGTTGATTGCAACCTCCATAGACGACATCAAGCGCGTGGCAGCTTCAATCGTTGTGAACTTCTTGCGTGACAAAGTTGATGTATAAAGGGGTTTTTTCTCCAAGGTATGAACCTACCACATTGTAGTCAAGAAACTCAACGGCGTCATCATAGTCTGTACCGTCCTCCATAAGAATCTCTATCATTTTATTGATGTCGTATACAGAGACTACATTGGCACCATAGGTGCAACCTACTAAAGCATCATCAAATCCATCAGCAGTAAGGCATTCTTCCTCTGCCAATATTTGCATTAAGTGCTCTTTGTCAATCATTCTTCTACATACATTAAGTCTTCAGCACGAGTTCTATAGTATTCCCTACCATCTATCTTAATTCGATAGTCTCTATTTTGCTTGAACCCCACTACGTCCCCAACCCTCACCCCCAGATCTTCAATCCAAGGAGCCGTAAAAGCGACACGACCTTTTGTTGGCAGCTTCTTTTTAAGTTCGACAACTTCGATGACATCAGATTTTGTTTTGAGTTCTTCTTGTTCTACAGACTCAAGCAAGGCCCAACCAGCAAGGGTATGTATGTGTCCACTTTTTGAGCTCTTGTATGCAATAGCCTGATTGTTGATCGTATGATTAGGATCGTATCTAACAATGTAATGATTGTCATGACCAGTCAATGCCTGGCCTTCGTTCATGACTACAAGGTGATGGAAGTAAAGAGTGTCGCCGACCTGCACACCTGTATCATGCTTAATAGGAGAGGAGACCACAGGACCTTCTGTTACCCTATGCTCAAACTCACCCCCTTCAAATCTTGTGTCTATGTACAGCTCTAATCCACTGTCAGTGGAGATGGTGTCATTGATCTTTTTTTCAAGCTCAACAACAAACAAGTCTAATGTTTTCATTTTAATTAATATCCGCCACCACCGCCAGACCCTCCTGATGATCTGGGAGGAGGTGTCGATCTGCGAGCAGTAGCTCTGGTTGATTGAATTTTATTTCTATTGGTCTGCTGACCCTGAAGCTGCCTCTGTACGCTGGCCACACGCTCAGCTACAGCAGAGTTTACCGCAAACAGCCTTTGGTGCGGGGTAGCAGTATGCTTGGCCCCCACCATAGCCCCTTGACTAACATGGATATGATAGCTTCCAGAATAACGACGGCCATCAGGGAGTGTGAACTCAGATCCGTCCGTAGTGAGGTTGTCTACAGTCATTAGAAGTTACA